GTTCACTGGGACTACTCTAAGCTCGACTGGGCGGAGGTAAGCGCTAAGAGCGCGACTATCTACGCTGCTGCCACGGCGGAGTACGAGATCGTCAAAAAGATTTTCAAGGCCGCGAAAGCGATTAGCGCGGCTAACAAGGCTAAAAAAGATTCAGTCGAATCTTCGTCCCATGATATCAAAAACGATCCAAGCGTGACCATCCCGACCGTGAATGTAGAAGCGCCAAAAGCAGTCGAGGCCATCGCCGCTCCTAAAGCTGCGAAGAAAGACGAAGCGCCAAAGCCTTCCGAAGTGCAAGGCACCAAGTCGCTTCTTTGATTGAGGGACAAGCTGGACAAAACTTGGTCTCTCCACGTTAGGAGAGGTTCACCCTTCTGGCGCTTGCGAAGACGATGGTGGATGTTTCTATACTGGTTGTTTGGGGCAATCGGATTGGACGCATCGCGTCTCGACCCAAAATGGCTTAGGGATGCCAAGAAGAAAAACAAGAGCCGCCCTTGGTGAAAGAGCGGCTTTTGCTTGGGATTTTTCATTTTAAGGCGCTTTAAATTACACTTTTATGTACTTAAAAATGCAAAGTCTTGCACTTTTATGTACTTAAAAATGCAAAACAATATGACGGTTTTAGGGAACGGTATTTGGAAATTTTCCTAATTTTGCTATTATTTTTGTACCGCGATATTTGGTCGCGGAAACCGTTGGCCGAGGCTAGGCTGACGACCTACGCTTCTAGGGAAGCGCGGTACCCGCCCGTGATAGCGGGATTTTTTTGTTTTATGTCAATTTTATGTCAATTTTATGTCACGGAAAATAAAAACCCCGAGTTAATCGGGGCTTTTTGCAGTATGGAGCAAGTGACGGGGATTATTTATACCTTTCCGCTTATTTCCGTCACTTTCCGCATAAGTCTAAAAGTGTAGCAATAACGGCTCTTTTTAATCGTTACTCGTGATTTCGTTTCCGCCACTTTCCGCTTATTTCCGCTGAAACTATGATTTTTTTATGTCACGGTTTTATGCTTTTTTAGAAATGGTTTTTGAATCGGAGAATTGTTCTTGGACTCGCTTAATGAGCAAGTCCTGATCTTCGGCTTTGACATGGTTGGCATAGGTCTCTAGGAAAACGCTAACGGTATTGCCTTGCATTTTTGCAGCGGCGGCAACATCGGTGATGTTATAGCATTTCGATCCTAGCCAGGTGGCCATAGTGTGTTTCAATCCATGAGGTGTGTTTCTTCTTACACCAGCAAGTTTGCAATATCTGGTCATCATCCTTCTGATGGCGTTTTTGGAAATCGGTTTTAGGCTCCACGATGGCGTGAAAAGATATCTATCGGGTTCTCCTCCAATTTCCTTGATATAGGCTTCCAAGAGCTTGTAAATGGCTTCTGGAAGGGGTTTGGCGCGATAACTCGTTGCCGTTTTTAGATAATCCGTGTCTAGATGTTCGCCAATACCGGTTCTCTCTATTATTTGATGCGAAAAAATAATCTGATGATGTATGGGATCGTAGTCTTTGACTTTGAGCGCAATGAATTCGCCAATTCTGCATCCAAGGTAACAATAGAGAGTGAAAAGAACGAAGTTTCGAGAATTCTTTTGGATGGCATTCAGAAAAGACTGCTCCTCCTCCATGCTCCAGGCTATTTTTTCCTTTGACGGCTTTCTGTCTGCTTTGATATGACGCACAAGGGAAACAACAGTCTGGTAGGTTCCTGAATCTATCAGTTTGTTAACGAATGCAAAATTGGAGAGATCCTGGAATCTTCCTATCACCTTATTTGCCATGTTCGCGGAATTGTTCTCAAGAAGCCTCTCATACCATTTTTTTACTGACCTCTCGCTAAAGACGTCTTTCAGGAGCTTTCCGTTGAACTCCTTCATATGGTAAAAATCGTTTTGATCGCAATTGACCCTCGTTTGGATTGAGATTCCAATTCTTTCCCTGTTTTTTTCGTAATCTTTCAGAAGATCCCCGAAAAATTCGACCGCGAATTCTCCGGAATGGTCTCTCTTCCATTGCTCTACGGCTCGGTCGAAATCGTCATTGGCTTGTCTTTTTGTTTTGTATCCCCTGATGTAAACGCTTTTCCATTCGCCGTTTATTTTAACGCGCGTCGAAATGAATACACTTTCCTTGCCCTGATAAATCCCTTTCCTCATGGTCAGTCCTCCTTTTTGACCATTCGGTCGGTGATGCTCTTTATAGCGTTTAGGTCACTGATGGACATCCTGTTTAGGTTCGCGACGATTTGGTCGAGGACTGAAGATCTTTCAATTGAATCGTTTGTGTTTTTTACTTGGAGATCCATTTCCTTTGAAACTTCCGGCCCGTCATTGTCGGTGAACCCCATGAGCCAGGTCGGGCTTACCATCAAATATTTAGCCATGGCAAAAATCGCTTGGGTTTTTGGAACCGACCTTCCCTTAGCGTAATAGCAAATCCTTTGTTTGCTTATTCCTGCGGCTTTTGAAAGCTCTACTTGATTCACTCCGCGAAGATCCATAGCTTTTCTTAATCGTTCAGCAATCAACTGGCCATTTGATTTTTCCATGGTGTTTCTCCCCGTAAACATATATTAGGACAAAGTTAACAAAAAATGAATAACCAGTTAAAAAAACTTTGACAAGTAAACAAAAGGTGAATAACATTAGGTTGCAGCCGATGGAGGTAACAAATGGAAGAAAACGTTGCGTTGGTTGGCAAATCCGCTCTTGGCGCTCTCATTGTCCAAAAGTACGGAACCCATCAGGAATTCGCTAAAGCCTTGGGAAAATCTAGGCAAAGCTGGTCTCGCCAGTTTCGGATATTCAACTTCCGTTCTGACGAGGTCATTAAGATCGCCAATCTATTAGGGATTCCGCGATCCCAATATGGCCTTTATTTTTACAAATAAAGTTAACAAAAGGTGAATTAATTGGAGTGTGGAGCATGACCAAAACAGAATTTGAAAGCCTTCCTTTCGTTGGCTACAGGGACATCATGGCCTTTCTTGGAATCGGCCATACCAAAGCCTGCGAAATAGTCAATGCCGCCAGAGAGCACTTTGGCGGCTCTTTAACGTTCTTCTCCGACAAATGCTCGACCGAATCCGCGATTAAAGCCATCGAATTTAACGGAAAGATTTGTCCTAGAAAATCGGCACAAAAAGCCAATTCTTCGTGTGTCTCGACAGGCGAAAAGAAAGAAGGAAACGCCTGATGGAAAAGTACAGCATCGAATGGTTGAAACTCTTCATCGATTTCCTTGACGGAGACTCTTTCAAACATATGCGACGAGCCAAGGTCGATGGCGTTTTGGATCCAAGGGACAAGCTCGAAGCGGTTTGGTGGGAGCTGCTTTCGCTTGCCGGGAAATGCAATCACGGCGGCGCTCTATGGAATGAGGAGATAGCCTATAAGACCAATGAGGAGATAGCCATAGCGACCGACCGCACCGAATCGGAAATCGATATGTGCATGGCTTTCTATGTTAAACAGGGGATGGTAACGATTGCCCCCAACGGCCCAATAATCAACAATTTCGACAAATACCAATCAATCGATAAATTGGTTCAGATCCGCGAAGCTAACAGGATTCGGCAAGCAAAGCATCGTGATGCTGTGAAAAAACTAACTATGTCACATGACAGTAACGTGACGTCACAAGAATCCTCTCAAGAGACGGAAGACGTAGACGTTATATCCGTAGAATCCTTAGAAGTTTTACCAAGTTTAACCAAGTTAAACCCGAATCGGGGATTCGGGCCATACATCGCCTATCTTTACGACCATTCATATTTGACGGATTTCGACCTCACCGACAACGAGATCGCTCTTGCCTACAAGGATTTCCTTTCCGAAATGGATGAAAAGTACGGAAACAGGAACCTTCACCTCACCCTCAAATACTTCGTTTCGGAGTATTGCCGAGCCATTTGGAAGGAAGGAAGAGTCGTTGGATGGGAACTTCGGGAAGAACCCCAATCAAAGCTGGGCCTCCTTAAGAAATCCGTTCTTGAGAACTGCGAGAAGTTTAGCGGCAAGGCCGAAGACGAAAGACCGTTTGATGGAATCGATGCCCAATCCGATCAAAAAGAATGGGACGAATTGCTTTCGAAGTTCTCTTCAGAACCGAAAGGAGGGGAATGAAATGGAGCCAGAGCAGCTTGATCTATTCGACTCTTCTTTCGATGAAAGCGAAGAACAGCCGTCTGACCTTAATCCACGTCAATGGGCAACTTACCGCCTGGTTCGCAGCAGATCTCTTCTAGGCGGATTCTGCACGCAGCGTGAAATCGTCGATAACTATCCGAAATTCTCAAAAGATTCCAAAGGCGACGTGGTGGTTGTTCACGAAGACGGCTACTGCTGGGTTGAAAACAGCTCGCACGGCGACCATTGCCGAACCATCATCTCCGACGTTTACGCCATCAATGAGTCATACGAAATCATGAAGATCCTTGTGGCGATTGATTACCAATACCGATTGGGAACCGAAGAGGAGTGCGCCGATTACTACTGGAGAATGAAAATCTCCGGAAACATGAAGGAGCACCGCGCCGCGGTCATCAAATCGAAGATGAAATCCGATGGCCAAGGCCAACTTCTCTCACGGAGGCTCAAGGCAATCTACGATTCATCCGACAAAAAAACGAAGCGATTCATCGAGACTTACATCACGGAGGATCCCCAATATGCAGCCGCAATCAACAAGCCAGCTGAACACGATGGTGATTGAGTACGAGGGAATCGGCATCGATACGGTGAAGATCGAGGTCGAAATCACTGATGACGACATTTCAGACTTCATCCTAAAGAAGCAGTTCAAGCATGGTTTCAGCGAGTTGGAGTCTTCGAACGACTTCGCCACAAGAGTCATTGCCTCGTCATTCAAGGACTGCATAAAGGAATTATCCGAATTGTTCGGTATAAAGACTTGCCTTGGTTGGTACGAAATCGTAGAGGACTCGAAAGAATTCTACGAGTACATGAAAGCGAAACATCGGAAAGGTGCTTTGGAGAAAACGGCAATAAGCCGAGAAAGGATGATCCCATGACATTCATCGAGGTAAAGACGATTCGGAGGTTCCTGTGGTTCGTTTCTAAGCCGAAAGCCGTTCAGATCAATCCGTTTGCCATAGTTTCCGTTCGCGATGCCGGAACGACAATCGTTTGCCGAAGCAAGGTCAGGTGCTCCGAAATCGTGATGAAAACCAGAAAGAAGTTCATAGCCCTCGAACCGGTTGAGGACATCGTTAACGGTCTTGCGAAGTTGGATAAAGCGAGGATTGCCAATTACCAAGGAGGTACGGCTTATGCAACAAAGCGCTGAAGCTATGGCTATCGTGAAAAGCCTATTCGATTCGTACAACGGCGAGATTGAGATTTCATCGAACTCAATTGGCATCAAATCTACCAATCAATTCATCATCGAGGAAAACGAACCGGGAATCGACGGGACGTTCCATCTCGTCGAGAAGAAGAGAAGGATTCCGACCCATCTTAAGTGTGTGTTCTTCGAAGATCAAATCGTCATAGACTACGCCGAAATCTCCGGTGAGGCTCGTGGTGGTGGCGGAATGACCGTTAAGGAACTCAACTTGGCGCTGCTTGAAAGAATCCTCAAATTGTTCAATTTCGTTCAAAAGAGAAAAGGTTCCTATGAACAACTTTCGTTTCTGAATCAGGCGGGTTCGGTTTTATGAGCGAAGAGCAATTGGCCGAAATGATCAAGGCGCAAAGAAACGAAAACGAAAAGTTCAGAAGATCCGGAAACCGATTCGGACTCAAACAAGGTGAAGCCCACCTAAAAAGGCTCGAAAGAATGAAAAGGAGACAAAGCCATGACGCCCAATGAATTAGATGAACTAAATCAAGGTCTTATCATAGACAACTTCGCCGGTGGCGGCGGTGCATCAACTGGAATCGAGGAAGCGCTAGGCCGCTATGTTGATTACGCGATAAATCACGATCCCGATTCCATCGCCATGCACAAGGCCAATCACCCGTTCACGATTCATCTTTGCGAAGATGTCTTTAAGGTCAATCCAGTTAAGCTCGTCGCCGGACGGCCAGTTTTGCTTGCCTGGTTCTCTCCGGATTGCAAACATTTCTCGAAAGCCAAAGGCGGAAAACCGGCTGACAAGCATATTCGCGGACTCGCTTGGGTCGCCATCAAATGGGCTAAGACGGTCAAACCTCGCATTATCATGCTTGAAAACGTAGAGGAGTTTCAAACTTGGGGCCCGCTCGGTGACGATGGAAGACCAATCAAGGAGAAGATGGGAACCACTTTTCATAAGTTCGTTTCAGAGCTTAAGAATCTTGGCTATCAAGTTGATTTTAGGGAATTGATCGCCGCCGATTACGGAGCGCCGACAAAACGCAAAAGGTTCTTCATGCTCGCGCGGTGCGATGGGCAACCTATTTGCTGGCCTGAAAAGACATTCGCCGAGCGAGGAAAATGCAAGGAAGGTCAGAAGCCATGGAGAAGCGCTGCTTCGATCATTGATTTCAGTCTTCCGACCAAATCCATTTTCAAAAGGGAAAAAGAATTGGCGGAGCCTACAAAACGCAGGATAGGAAGGGGACTTGAGAAATTTGTTCTGAAATCTTCGGATCCTTTCATCATCCCGATCGGCTATGGCGAGAACAAAGGACAGGCTCCCCGGGTAAACGACATCAAGCAGCCTGTTACAACCGTTGTTTCATCGACAAAGCAAAACCTCGTTGTTCCGTATCTTCAAGACGCTTTGTTCATGAAAAACGAGACCAGGAGGCTTTTGGATTTGGAGGAACCACATCCAACAATTGCAGCGGGCGGCCAGCATACAGAACTATGCCAAGCGAAAATAGCTCCTTTTGTGGCTGACTATAAGTTCTCTAATAGCGGAAGCCGAACCGATTATCCGTTTCCGACCGAAACCGCCGTCAGAAGCCACTACGACGTTGAAGGCAAGCTCCTTCCGTACGTCGCCATGATCGGGGAAAGCGGATTTCAGAAGTTCCGCGACGGATCGGTTAAGGATCCGGTTAAAACAATAGTCAGCAAAAACGAATCACTGCTTTGCTCTACTTTTGTTGCTCCATTCATGGGGGTAAACAATTTCTCCGATGCCGGTCGGAGAATCGACCAGCCGCTTAAAACGGTCGTCCAATCGAACAAGGAGGTTTACCTTGCTCCGCTTCTTTGCCCATGGATCGCCATTAACAATTTCAAAAACGCAGGAACCGGTTCATCGAAGCCCATGCCGGTCATCACGACCGCGAAAGACAAAAACGTTCTGATGACCGCTTTCCTCTCTCAAAACTACGGTGGAGATTACAAGGGAAACGGGAGCGATCCAAGGCATCCGACCCCAACGATTACAGCAATCGACCACAACCGTTTGGTCACAGCCGACCTAAAAAGCGGATTCTTCACCGAATACTATGGCCAAAGCGACGCCGCATCTATCAAGGATCCAGTTCCCACGGCGACCACGAAAGACCGGTTTGGCTTTGTCAATGTCGATTTAGCGAAAGCCGATTCAGGTTTTATCCAGGAATACTATTCCGGTACTTACAAGGGAAACGGAACAGGTTTGAAAGATCCGGTTCCTACAGCAACCGTCCAGCCCCGCTTCGGCTTGGTGAAAGTCCATTTGGAAAAGGCGACCGATTCACCAATTCTTGGCAATTGGCCTTTGGTAAGGGAATTCATCAACAAATACACGAATGTTCGCGTTCCCGAAGGAGAGATCCTTCTTCTGAACATCCAAGGGAAAGACTATTTCATCAGCGACATCGGAATGCGGATGTTAACGCCGCGAGAACTATACGACGCGCAGGGTTTCCCTCACGACTACATCATCGACAAAGACTACACAGGCAAGCAATATCCGGCGACTAAGCAAGTGGCCCGATGCGGAAACGCCGTTCCTCCTCCATTTGCAGAAGCTCTTGTCAGAGCGAATCTCCCCGAACTTTGCCCCAAAAAGAAAATCACCACGATGGAAAGCCTAAAGGAGGCGCAAAAACGCTATCAGCGCAACAGAATTCCATTCAACGGCGTTGAGGCCAATGGTCAACTATCTTTGTTCTCCCCATTTGACGTCCTATCCAAGCAAGTCGCCGAAGAAAGGAAGGGATGATATGAAAAACAAATGGAAGGACATCGCGAGCATTCCTGGTTACCAAGTGTCTGATCTTGGCCACATTAGGAACAAAGATACGAGGAAAGTTCTTCAGGAGCAAACCAATTCCTCGACTTCGCGCTACCTTCGCGTGCATATAGGCACAAAGCACTATCTGATTCACAGGATCGTCGCTATCGCATTCGTGCCGAATCCGTTTGGCTTCACGGAAGTCGATCACGTCAACCGTGACAAGACCGACAACTCCGCCTCCAACCTCGAATGGGTATCCAACTCGATGAACATGAAGAACCTTCAGATTTGCATCAGATTGGGAATCAAGGGTAAAAAACCGAATAAAAGATGCAAAAGAAAAGTGGTGATTGCTAATGCCGGCTCATAGTTCCGATTGCGTTGGCCAAGAGACGGTCTATTCCCTCTCTATAAAGTGCAGGAAGACCCATGGAGACTGCTTGGCTTGTCCGTTCACGTTCTGTATCCGCGAGGAGCTTAATTCGCTTCTAAAAGCCAAATACGACAAAACGCCAAAAGGCGAAAGGAAACATTAACATGAAATTCAGAATCAATTCTAACGTTCTCATGAACGTGCTGCTTGCTTGCGACTCCGCTGTCTTGCAAAGAGACACCAGGCCCATTCTCCAATCGACGATGATCAGCGTTGTCGCATCGGATGATGGTAAATCTGCCATTGCCAAATTCATCGGATGTGATTCGATGGTCGCTTTCGTTGAGACGGTTGAATGGTCTAAAGACCCGAACTTCGACAAAGACGATTTCGTTGCCGAGTCTGGTAAATGCTCCTTCGATGGTAAAAGGGTCATGGCGCTTCTCAAAGCGCATCAGTTCATTACCAAAATTCCGCATCAGGTAACCATCATGGATACCGAAGAAAAGATTTCGTTTTGGGTAAACGATGAATTCTTCGCCGTTCCAAAATTCCCAGGAGAGTATCCGCTTGACCCGGAAAAGCCTTTCGCAATGGCCACAAGCAAAGAAGTGTGCGTCCCGGTTTCCTTTAGCTCTGTAATCCTCATGCAGTTAGTAAAGGCGTCGATCAGATCGGGATCCGATTGCGTTATCAAGATCTATGTACCGAAAGAAAACAACCTTGAGCATCCGAAAGCGATTCAGGCCGATTTCTCTGTCGCTAGCGGTGGCGGAAAGGAAGCAGGCGTCATTTTGACGCAGATGCGGATTCCGGAGGTAAGAAAATGATTTTGCATTCACTCAAGATCCGCGACGAGTTTTATCAGCAAGTCAGAAGAGGATCGAAAACCTTCGAGGTTCGAAAGAACGACAGAGGATTCAAGGCTGGAGATCTTGTCACGTTCAACGTTCTTTCCAAGGCGATGAACGCAACGGGAGACGTGAATACTTACACGGATGGCGAGGTTTATCAAATCACCTACGTCCTTACTCATGATCAATTTCCAGATGGCATTGCCGAAGGTTATTGCGTTTTCGGGATCAAGAGGATGGTTAAGGAGTAGTCATGGAAAAGAAAGAGGAAGAAAAGACGCTTGAGGAGTTCATGGCAGCCTTGTCCTCTTTCTTGCGTCAGCCGGCTGGAACGTTCCTCCGTCTCAACCAAGCGGAGGGAGAAAAGCTTTACGAGCTCCTAAAGGAACTCGGAGACATCCCTGACGAATCGCATAGGGCATAAAAACATGAACAATCAAAAAAATGGCATCGAATGGTGCGACGAGACTCTAAATCCAGTCGTTGGGTGTAAACGCGGTTGTCCGTACTGCTACGCGAAAGCGGCCAATGACGAAAGAAAATTCATTCCTGATTTCCGAGATCCTAAATTCTTTGCCGAAAGAATCATGGAATTGGACAGGACGTGGGGAAAAGCGATTTTCTTGGATTCCATGTCAGACATTCAGTTCTGGCCGGACGAAGCGTTCGAGATGATCCAAGGGCATCTTCATCGCGGCAACCACTACATCATGCTTACGAAAATGTCGTTCGGAGAACTTATCACGAAGCTTCCTCCGAGATTCAGGGATTTTTGGAGAGGTCAACGCGATAGGTGCCAGTTCGTTTGGATTGGATGCACGGCAGAAGATTCCGATGTTTGCTTTCAAAGGGACGGGCTTAAGTTCGATTTCCTTAGCGTTGAGCCCTTGTTCGGGCCGTTTCATTTATCTCTTCTCGCCAAATACACGAAGGACATCGCGATAAAAGCCGTCATATGCGGTGCCGAGACCGGCCATTACCGGAAGATGGAGTTTCCCGATCGCGATGACGGATTGCGGCTTATCGAAGACTGCTCAAACCTCAAAATACCGCTTTTCTTCAAAAACTCGATGCTCCCGACCATGGGAACCGATTTCAAGCAAGAAAAACTACCGTGGTTTCCTGAAAAGCAAAAAAAGAAGCAAGAACAGGAATACGTTCAGATGTCCCTGTTCGGAGGGAGGTGGTTTTGATGGGGCAATACCAGCAGTTGCCGTTAGACCTGGAAGGAACCAAGCAAAGGTCTCCTATCAGCGATTATGAGTACGAGAAGATGACCGACAAAAACCACGTTGCGACTCCGCGCTATGTAGTCGAGGACATCTACAAGTTGATAGACATCGAGCAATTCAGATCAATATGGTTCCCATTCAACAATTACGACAGCCAATTTAAGCTCAAAGCCGACGAACTTAAGCTCACCTACAAAGCCACTCACATATTCGATGACCTAAGAAACGATTTCTTCAAGACCGACCCTCCTAAGGGCTGCGACCTGATGATCTCGAATCCTCCGTTCAATATCCAAAACGCTATTATCGACCGCTCGTTCAGGCTTTACGACGAAGGGAAGATCAAATCCTTCTGCCTATTGCTTCCGTTATCCACTCTCGAAACTCCGATTCGGAGCGCGATGTTCGAGGCGCACGAATCCAAGATGGCGATCATCATCTTCAGGAAACGAATCACTTTTCTTGGGAAAGGAAAATCGTTCAACACCGGATGCTGTTGGGTTTGCATTAACGTGCCAACCATTCATCAGAAGATTTTGTTGATTTAGTCCACGGAAAGGAAAGATATGGGGAATTGGGTTTATCCGAGCATATACGAATGCGCCGCCATGGTAATGAGCGCCTTGGCCTTGGTGTTCGCTCTGTGCGGATTCTTGCTCGGAGGGCATAGAAACCATGACGGCTACTGATTTGACGATTCTTCTGATCAGCGCATCCGCGCTTCTTGCCGCTACGGTCGTTCTGATTTACGAGATCATTCTGCGTATTTGTGACGAAATCGATTACAAAAGGAGGAACGGAAGATGAAACGTTCATTGAGATACGAAACATTAAGGAGGTCATTCCGATGATTAGATACAAAAAGCAATTCAACGAGCGGTGGGAAGAGCACGTCTCGTACTGCCGAGAGAACGGAGAGCGCATTGGCACCAAAAAGGAATATTACGACTGGTGCCTTGCGGAAGGCTTGCTGACTAAGAAGGAGGTCAACAACTAACCCTAGTGAATCTAGGTTCCAGCCATGGTTTATATGCGAATGACTGGATAAAACGAAAGGGAGTGGCTTCTTAGGAAGCCGCCAAAGAGTTGCCATATCACTTCTTAGTGAAATGGCGTTGTGACAATCAAGCATATCGTCTCCCTAAGCGGAGGCATCGGTTCGTATGAGACGTTGAAGCGAGTTATCGCGAAGGAGGGGAAAGAAAACATCATAGCCGTATTCTGCGACACGATGAACGAAGATGGGGATTTATACCGTTTCTTGAGTGATATAGAAAACCACTTGGGCATCGTAATTACGAGGCTTGCCACCGGTAAGGATCCTTGGCAATTGTGCTTCGAGAACAAATTCCTGTTCAATTCGAGGGTCGCGCTATGCTCCAGGATCCTTAAGACGCAGCTATTTAACGATTGGCTTAGGGAAAACTTCGCTCCCAATGATTGCGTTCTCTATCTGGGAATTGACTTCACCGAGAGCCATCGCAAGGAAGCCATCGTCAAGGGATACGCTCCCTATAAGGTGGAGTTCCCGATGTGCGACAAGCCGTACATCTACAAATACGAGATGATAGACGAACTGAAAAACGAGGGAATCAAAATCCCTCGCCTGTACGAACTCGGTTTCGCGCACAACAACTGCGGTGGGGCTTGCTTCAAGGCAGGAATCGCCAGTTGGAAGAACCTTCTTGAGAAAGACCGAATCAAATTCTTGGAGTGCGAGGACAAAGAAGAGGTTTTTCGAAAACGCAGCGGAAAGGACGTTTCGATTCTAAAACGCAGCGGGAAGCCTTTCACGCTTAGGCAGCTTCGGGAGGCTGTTGACTCCGCTCCGGAGCAGTTGTCTCTGTTCGATGATGAAGAGGTCGGTGGGTGCGGATGCTTCGTAGGTGACTTCGATAACGAAAACAACAAAGGAGAAAACGATGAAAAAGGTAAACAAGGAACTTAGAAAAGCCGTAAGGCAATTGGCGTGGTATACCCCTAAGGATGAAATAAAAAAGGGGATTCCTAAGTTTTTCTCCTGTTGCAGCCCCTATTTAATTTCGCTTGGCGTGGTTGGAGACGATTACCTCGATCATCAATTCAGGGAATCATTCGGAGCCGATTTGCATTGGAGCCTCCTGTTCAAGGGATTCGACGTCAAAGACGTTTACGATGAATTGGCCGATGCCTATTACCATTGCGAATCGTATTTCTCCGGGATTCTTCTCAAAAGCCAGTGCCGAACCATCGAAAAAGGGTGGACGCACATCTTCGAGCTGACCATTAGCCCCAAAACCATCGCCGATTTCGCGGAATTTCCGGAGGAACGAGGATTTGGTTCAATCGGCATCGAGATAAAAACCGACCTCGATTCTCTCAAACGGTTAGATCACCAATTGACCGATTATTACAAACTCTTTGATACCGTTTGGGTTCTTACCACGGAATCTAAAGCGGAAAAAGTGTCGGAAATCATTGAAAAAACGCGATAGAACATCCGACTTGCAATCAGCAGAGATCTGGGATCCTGATTCTTAAAGGCAAAAGAATCAAGATGTTCAAAAGCGGTTCTTCAAAATACATCGTCCAGGATGATTCAATGGACAAAAACAAAGAAGAGCATTGGAAAGGGCTTTTCGACCTTCTGACAAAGAAAGACCTCTTAAGGATGGTTCCGAAAGAAATAGACGGTAGGAAATGGGCTTTCAGATCGCTTTGCTTCGAATGGCTGAAAAATAACATGGGCATAGACGATTTCAGATGTTTGGTTTACCGCACAATCGCATCCAAATACAAACGCCAATCGGATCTTGCGGTTGAAGAGTCCAAATTAGGCCATTTCGTCTTCTGCCAGCCTGTATTCAAAACGGCTTGGCACGACTTCGATTTGAAATTCAAGAGGAAGGAATAGCTATGGAACCAACAGGAAAGACGATAACGGTTGGTCAAATCGCCAGATGCTATTGCCTATATGTCGAAATTTTCGAAGAGGAAGACCAAGACTATCCGGACGGTCGCGTCGTTGCTAACAAGGAAAGCGCAATAGAAAGGCTTCTGCACAAGATGGTAGGAGACGATGGGCCTACGCTGGATAAAGCGAGAGACATCGTTGAGCATCTTCGAATACCAGGAGACGGCGACGATGGATCGTGGAAGCCCCTTTGCGACGACTTTAGATCATTGGGGTTCAAAGTCGTTGACGGAGACTCGAAGGGAAAACCGAAAAAGGAGGATTAACAGAAATGGGGATAGTTGAACAGGTTTTGATCATCATTGGCTGCGGTTGCATCGCGGCCATCGTCGCTTACGTGATAACTGCTTTGATTCTCGTCGATAAAGGAAAGAAGGGGAAAGACGATGGCAAAAAGAAGTAAGTCTCTAAAGACTAATTCGGCTGGGAGGACGATCAAATCCTTCAAAGGGTCTAAACGGACTTTGCCGATAAAGGATCAAGTCCAGCGCGAGAAGTTCCTTGGTTGGTTCGATAAGCGCTACAAGGCCGCCAAAACGCCAAAGAAGAAAGAATTGGCCGACCGCGACAGGATGATCGTCTACACGGCCATTAACACGGCTTTCAGAAGCGAGGACGTCCTTCAATTGAGGGTTGCCGATGTAATTGAAGGCCACATGGCCATCAAGGAAAACAAGACCGGCAAGTTCCAATCGTTCGAGCTGAACGATTCGATATACAAGATGCTTAAGGATTATGTGAGGAGATACGGGTTGGGCAACAACGATTACCTTTTTCAGCCGCAGCAAACGATGTCCCGGAAAAGGGGAACCGAAAAAAGCGAGTTCTATCCTTACCCCGTGACGCGCAACCGGCTCAATCAGATCATCAACAAGGCCACCAAAGCGGTCGGAATCAACTATTCCGTTGGGATGCACGGTCTAAGAAAGACGTTTGGGTACGTTTACATAAAGGAATTCGGCGGCAACCCTTTCACGCTTCAAAAAATGTACAACCACTCGAATCTGGCGACCACGGAACGCTATGTCATGTGGCAAACGGAGGATGCGGAGGAAGCCCGCTTGAATATGTCCATCGGCTTTGTCTCTCCCCACAAAGGAAGGAGGAAGTGAACCATGATCGGAGAACTGATGGTTTGCGTTCAGGACATCTGGGTTGACGGCCTTAGGCTCTTCGGGCAAAAGGCCAGGTCGGTGAGGAAGGGCGATTTGGTCACCGTCATAAGGAAGTCCGAGCTCGGGTTCAGGGAATTCTCGCCGAAAGGAGACTTCGACTTCCTGCTTATCGATTCGGACTCGAAAGTCATCGCCAACATCCAAGACCCCGAAATGAAGTGCTCGATTTGGAAATACTTCAGAAGAATAAGAAATATCGATGATTACTGCGAACAACAACATTTGGCAAACATTTCTTAAAGAAACGCTCCTAAATAGCCAAGAAAAGAATAGACGAAGCCTTTGTTATCGTTGAGTTTGAAATCTCGTTTGAAAGTTTACTAGTTTACTAGGCTTTGTGAAGCAAAAAAGAAGCCTTTGAAAACGATAAAGATTAGACGAGGTCTTGAAAATATCCGACTTTCTAAAAAGTACGGAAGAAAAGAGGTTCTGCATGGAAGCAAAAAACAAGTCTAAAAGAGGGTTGAAGCCCATCGGCGATCCGGAGAAGATCCTCCAGCTTCGCTGCTCGGTGAAAACCGTTCTTCGGTACTTCGATAGCGTGCCGAGGAAAAGGCGGTATTCCGCGAAGATGGTTCGTGAGATCATCGCCGACTGGCTCCAAAGGGATTCCGCTAAAGCGGATCACCGCCACGAATGCCAAGAGCAGTCTCGAAAAAGGCACCCGACATTCATCGCCAGTCCCGAGGACAACACTTTGCCAGATGGCGTCGATTCGATAACCATCAAGGTGAGAAGAAAGAAGGATAAGCAATGAAAAAGCAAGATAAACACGTTGAAATCTACTATTCAGACTTGTACGACATCGTCTTCAACAAATTGAGGAGAACCGAGGTTCAGTCTGAACTGGAGCCAGGAACCGTTATCACGTTCGGTGCCAACGCTTCCTATGGAAGATGGGACGATTACGACAATCGGTACATGGTGACTAAGACGTTCGTTTCCTACGGAAAGATATTCATCGAGTTCAAGAAAGCGGGGAAAAGTAAAAATGCCAACTGAAAGAGAGATCCTTCTTGTTAACTACATAAAGCTCGAAAATTCGCTTTCGGCATCCGAAAACCCGAACAAAATCATGCTGGAGATGGACGAATTGAGGGGTCGTTTGAATAGTATATTCAAAACCTCAAACGACAAGCGGTGGAAGTTGGCTTATTCCCACTTTGTTTGCGGGCTATCGCTAACGAAATGTGCCGAAAAATACTACTATTCGCGCGGTGGTGTTGGGAAAATAATCAACCACTATCGACACAAAGCGAGATAAATGGGAACGGGGCGGGAACGGTTAGTGCCCGCCTTTTTCTTTCGCATTGAGATATTTTCGAATAAGGAACGACGTCCTCGATCCTAGAGGCTCCACCTCCGCTCGATGGAAGCGTTCCCTTTCTAAAGAAACCAAAGGAGTTCACATTGCCATCCGCACAAGGGCCGAAAGTAAATGCCTTCTATCATTCAAAGGTTTGGGCCAAGTGCAGAGATTCTGTTGTTCGAATGAGGCACGGCATATGTGAGCTTTGTGGGAAAGCTGGGAAAGAGGTTCATCACAAGGTGCCACTGACTGAAAGCAACGTCTCCGATCCCAACGTTAGCATCAATCCGGACAACCTTATGGTTCTGTGCAAGTCTTGCCACGACTCTATAAGGGCCAACGAAAACGGAAACATAAAGCGATGCTTGTTCGCTTCCGATGGCTCAATTATGGGAGTTAAAGACACCCCCCCGGGGGTCGGTCGAAAATAGAGCCTTTTGGCTCACCGGTCGGGGAGTGGCGAAATAAAAATTCCCGAAAAATAGGAATTACGGGGTATCAATTCCCGATAATTCCCAAAATCGATTAAGAACGTTTCTGAATCGCCAAGAAAGGAGGTAATCTGATGGGACGTAGAGGTAGGCCGCTTAATGTCACCGGGGTTTATAGCCCTAAGCATCACTACACAAAAGCCGAGAAGATCAAAATCGCCCAACGGACTGAATCCTTGCAGAATTTGGCCAAGGGCTCGGCTTTGCTTCCACCCGATTGGATCACCAAAACCTCTAAGGCGATTTTCGATGACGTGATCACCAATTACAAAAATCTTGGTGCCGAGATCCTTTGCGACCTCGATATGAACGCATTGACGATGTATTGCGATGCGCTTGCCGAATATCTCTATTACAAAGATCAGATACCGAAGCTCCGCAAATCACTAAATGACGTTCTCGATGAAGAAGGGTGGGAGGACGACCCTTCGGAGCATTTAAAGAACATCCGCTTCGCCACGAACGCCCTTCAGACGGCGGAAGGGAACCAAATCAAGCAGCAAAAGCTCTTCATGGATCTTTCGGTTGCCCTTGGGCTCACCCCCGAAGCGAGGACTCGCCTAGCTTCTCTTAAGAAAGCAAAAGAGAAGGAAGATGACGACCCAGGGGTCGCATGGCTTCACAAGATCGTTCCGCAAGCCAATAAGGATGCCTGAAAATGGAAACGACCGCAGTTGAGAGATACATAAAATCGATTGAAACCGGTTCGGTAACGGTTGGTTTTTGGATTAAGACTTGGTATCTCAATCACATAAAGCCGATCATCGAGGGAAAAAGCGACCGCTATTATTTCGATCCGGAAGCGGCCAGTGACTACTATCAATTCATTTCGGACTTTTGCCTTAACACGATCAACCCCAAGTTCTACGGAAAGCCTTTGCAGCTTCTAGATTTCCAAAAGGCAATGTTTGATTGCGTTTTCGGAATCAAGTGCCGCGACACGGATTTGCGTAGATTCCGCCGCATCGTTGATGAAGAAGGAAGAAAAAACGGAAAGACCGGGAAGATCTATCCGTTCCCTTTGTACATGATGATCACGGGCGGTGGCATCAACTGCGCGTGCCTTGCTTCGAAGCTCGATCAGGCGAAGATCGTTTGGTCTATGTGCGCCAAAGCAATACGGATGAAGCCGACCCTTTTAAACCATTTCTACGACATTCAGAATTTCAATCCGTCAATCATTTCCACGAAGGCATCATTGAATCTTAACTCGTCCTTTAAGCCTTTGGCCAAAGACCAGTCCAAGGACGGAGGCGGAAACGACGGCTATGAGTTCTTCGTCGGCATCATCGACGAGATCCACAAGGCGACGCAAGAGCAGCAGGACTCGATTATGCAATCCCAAAGCGCCATGGACGAACCGATTCTTTGGGAGATGGGAACCTGTGGCAAAAAAAGGCTTGCCCTATGGGATGATTTGCGACTCATGTGCAAGAAGATCATTTTGGGAATCCTTCAAGACGATTCCCTTTTCCCCGTTTTGTACGAAGCCGACTCCGACGATTTAGACCTTATCCCTTTGAAGGAACGCCCGGCCAAGGACGACCCTTATGACGAGAATTGCTGGCCAAAAGCCAATCCTTCCCTGGGGACAATCAAAACCATGGTCGCGATGAATGATATGGCGGTTCAAGCCAAAAACAATCCCAATCAGAAGATTGATTTCCTCGTGAAAGACCTGAACATCGTCGGCCAAGAGACGGTTGGATGGCTGTCTGGAGACCTTATCGTCAATCACTTCACCTATACGGAAGAGGAGATGAAGGAATTCGACAACAGCGACGTCATTGGTGGATTCGATTTGTCCAAGATCATGGACTTGACCGCTTTCGGAACTCTGATTTTCGACAAAAAACGCAATCAGATGCTCCTTGTCCTTCAATGCTGGTGCACGGAGGATTTCCTCGAATCAACATACGCGAAGCAAGCCGGTGTTCCATGGGATTCGTGGATTGACAGGGGTTTCCTTAAGATCTCCGGGAAATCGAGGATTGATTATCATGATGTCAGCAATCACCTTCTTTCGCAGTTCAAGCGTCATGGATACCACTACGTAAACATTAATTACGACCCTTATTCAGCCGATTATCTCGTTGAGGAGATCGATTCTTTGGGATGGAGCAAAAAGCCTCCTGTACCTTGCCTTCAGGAAGTTCATCAAGGCTTTAGATCGCTTTCGATACCGATGCAGGAAGCCTATTCGCTTCTCAAAGAAAAACGACTGGTTTCAAACGACAATCCGCTTTTCATGTGGATGCTTTCAAACGTCCAGTTAGTAGAAGACCGGAACGGGAACATGATGCCTACAAAAGAAGACGATAGAAAATGCAACAAAATTGACGGGTTTTCGGTTTTGCTGAACTGCCTTTACACGTATTGCCAGAACAAGTCTTATTTCCTACCGGAAGGAGAGTCCAATGGGAGCAATCAGTAATTTCTTAAGCAAGATCTTTGGCGGGAGAAAAGAAAAATCTTTTTCCAATGGATCTCTTGTCAACTGGATGGGTCTTTGGATGTCTTCCGATGCAAAAGCTGAAATGGACGCCACATTCAATGCTTGCGTTGATACCAATTCAGAATTCCTTTGCGCCATTCAGCCAAAATGCGTTATCGGAGATCATGACGCCGATGGGAAAAAGCATCTTACGGAACTAATGAGCTTAAAACCTAACAGAGCAAATGACGCACCTACATTCTATGAATCGATGGCTCACAGCTATTTCAGCGACAACATCGCGATTGCTTGGATTATACGCGATTTATTAAGTCCAACGCTTGAGCCTATTGAGATTTGGCAATTGGACGTAAACGATTCCAACTTCCAAATTGGAGTCAGCAAATCAGATGGAAAAATCTACGCAAGTTTCAACCTAAGCGGTTCAACTCACTACGCATCATACGATGATCTTGTTATTGTCCAAAGAAATAAATCGGTCTCCGATCTCCTTTCTCATAGGTCGAAATGCTTAGACCAATCGTTGAAAGTCATTGCAGCAACGTCTACCGGAGCGGAAAGAGCAGTTACGGAAAGCCAATACATCCGGTTCTTGGCGCAGACTAACAGCCAATTCTCTGACTCAAACCAGGACGCAATGACTTCGAAACTTCAAGATGTTTTGTCAAAAGCAAAAAACGGAGTCGGTGTTGTCCCGGCTGGAGCGACCCTCACCCCTATAAACATTTCCGGAAAATGGCTTCCCGATGCCGATGCCAGCGGTTTCAAAAAAGACATTTACAACTACTTGGGAACGAATGAAAAGATGACTAACCGTTCGTTCAATGAGGACGAGTATCAATCATTCTTCAATGGAACTGAATTGCCTTTCATCAGAAAACTAGAAGCGCAGCTTACGCTGAAAATGCTTACCGAGAACGAACGGATAAAAGGAAACAGGATAGTCATTCCAAAATCTCCGCATCAGTGCGTTTCGATGAAAACTCGAATTCAGATGGTGTCTGCTATGTCTAGCTTGCCGACGATCAGGCCAAACGACGCTCTAAGACTTCTTGATTTGCCGACATATGAAGATGGCGAAAATCCACAAGCTTCACTGAACTTCGTGAAGTCTCAAGACCAGTCTCAATATCAAACAGGCAAAAACCCTAAGGAGGATAAATAAATGCCTAAAACGCTTGAAGAAATTCAAAAGGAAATCGAAAAGACTAAACATCCCGATGACTATCACCATCCATTTGAGGTGAGAGCATCTTCTATCGACTCTTCACAGGGAAATGGCAATCTCGATGTGGAAGGAACGCCAGTTGTCTTTGGCCAAAAAACACATTTGTTCGACCTTTATGATGGAACAAAGGTTTATGAAGTGATTGACAAACACGCTTTCGACGAATGCGATTCGTCCGATGCGTTCTTCCGATATAACCATTCAGACGAGCAATTCCCGTTAGCCAGAACGCGAATCAAGGATATTGCCAAAGAAGGAGCTTTGGTTTTGTCAATCGCCGAAGACGGTCTTCATATGCGTGCCAACTTAATGAAGACTACCGCTGGCGAGGATTGCTATCGTTGCATCAAAGCCGGCACTTTAAGCGAAATGTCGTTTGCCTTCTCGACCGAGGGCGGCGAAACAATATACGACAACTCCGTCGAAGGCGAGGTCACTATAACCCGCCGAAAAATATCAAGGCTGTTTGACGTGGCCGCAGTCATGCGACCCGCCTATGGCAATACCGAAATCCATGCGCGAGCGATGGGGGATGTGGAGACATTCCTGTCTGAACTGGAGAGCGAAAAACGCGCAAAGGAATTGAGGATGGCAAAAATCAGGGCCGGGGTTCAAATCCCAAAAACTGATGAATCTAAGTAATTGGAGGAATAAAAAACATGAACTTAGAACAACTTAAAGCTCTGCTCGCGGCAAAAAATACCCGCGCTGCGGAATTAGAGAAGACCATCAGAGAATCGCAGAAAGAAGACGAAATCACTGCCGCCCGTAAGGAACTCGATGCCAACATCCACGAACGCGGTGTTATCGAAGGTCAAATTACCGAGCTTACTCGCAGTTCGGCAATCGAAGCCATCGAAACGGCTAAAAAGGCTTTGGGCGAAGAAAAAGGCGCTGATGGCGAACTTAAGTTAACCACTCGTTCCGCAATCAACCTTGCCTTCGGTCTCGCCTACCGCAAAAAGAAGGCAACCGATGAACAGCAACGCGCCATCGACAAATCCCTCTTCACCACCAATAAGGTTTACGCTGCCCCGACCGCCGAAAAAGACGGCGTCAACAATGGCGGAGTCCTTATCCCGACGTTGGCCTTCATGGATCTCCTAAAAGAAGACAAGGCTCTCACGCCGATTCTCGAAGACACCGTTTTCTACAACATCCCCGGTATGCTTTCGTTCCCGATCCGCACCAATCGCGGTCTGGCCCAAGTCAAAACCGAAGGAAAGGGAACCGCCCAGCAAACGGTCGAACTCGGAACCCTTGATTTGGTCAAGGGATGCCTGCAGATCGACGTCCCTGTTACCGACGAACTCGAAGCCATGACCGACATCAACGTCGGCGCTTGGATCGTTCAGTCCATCGAGCAGGATCTTACCGATGATTGGGGCGCAGCCCTTATCTACGGCACCGGAACCGACAACCAGGTCTCCGGCATCACCAACGGCCTTACCGCCGTCCCGATGACGGCGGGCAAAGAGCAGGAGGGCGCTATCAAGTGCCTCCACGCCATCAAAGGCAAGTGCCGCCGCGGAGCGAAGCTCTATGTTTCGCAGACCTTCATGGATCGGATGACTTCTTTAGCCGATACCACCGGTCGTCTTATTTATCCGAATGGCTGGACTGTTTGCGATGGCCACGCCGTCGTTGTCGATGACAATCTCAAAGATGACGAAATCCTCGCCGGTAACGTCAGCCGCTTCTTCAAGGCCAACCTGATGAGCGGAATGACCATCAAGCAGGATTATTCGGCTTCCCAAGGAATCACCGACTACGTCGCCAAAGTCTACTGCGCGACCAAAGCGCTTTCGTCCGCGTTCTCTTACGCGAAGATTCCTGCCTAACATTCGATCCTGATTTAAGGAGGTAGCGAAAATGCCGGAAGTGAAGAACATCTTAACAAATCAACAAGTTCGGGATTTTACCCGTGTTGACCCGGATTATCCGGAACAACTTGTTTCTTTCGCCAACGCATCCGCTACCTCCTATATCGACAAGAAAACAGATCGTAATTGGGAGAACGATAATCCAATTGATCAGGAAGCGCAGGAATGCGCGAGACTGGTTGTTGAACAAAACTTTTTCCATGACGATCAGCACAATTTCAGCACTGCCATCTTCGACTACATCGAAGAGCTAAAGATTAGAGCCAGAAAACCATGAGCCAAACACCACCTAAAGACAAACGCATAAAGCTCTTCCGAATAAAGGAAGTCTCATGGAAGAACGAGGCCAATAGCGGAACCTATACGGAAAAAGTATATCTTCATCCGAAAAAGGACTTCCTATGGGCATCGTTTCTCCAAATAGTGTCTGACACTAGCGAGACTAAGGATTCGATTGACGATGTTGTTCGTTTCACCGTTCGGATCAACAACCGAAGTGACGTCAAAAGTGGCGATTACATTGAGTATGGTGATAGCACCTACAAGATCGTCGCGCCCCCGGATCGCTTCGATTGCACTGGTGGCGACTTGAAACTCACGGTTCAGAAGGTCGATCAGCCCGATTCTTACAAGCGCGTTTGCGAGAAAGCGTGGGGAAAATGAACTCAAGTTATGAAGCTTGGGTTTCGGGTTTCGAAAACGTCAAGAAAGTCCTCTCTTCGATTAAGGGACTTAAAGACGGAGACAGTTTGACCCAATCGTCCCTTGACTCCCTCAAAAAAAGAGACGTTGTCTACTGGAATCGCAAAAACAAGCAAAAAGTCGGGTCTAACACATTCATTGTCTGGTCGTGCGATCAGCCGCAACCGGAAGGTATGGCCGATGGTGCGAGACTGCGTTATCTGAACACGGCGTTCATCGACGTCGTCACTCAATCGCAGCCAGAGAGCGCCGAGATTAGAGACTTGGTAAACAAGCTCGAAACGGCGTTCGAGGCTGACGGGTGGGAATTCGATTTCAGCCAAAGGGTTTATGACGACCGATTCACCGACCGTTTGACGCTAAGTTTCCAAATCAAAAAAAGGGTATAAGGAGGTAAAAAACCATGGAACAATACTCTTGTCTACGAGTGTTTGCCATCTCGGGCTACAGCACCGAGGGCAAACCCACCATCACTACCGCGACGCCTTTTTTGGCGAAGGGTACGAACGAAAAAGAGATCAACAACATCTCTTGCGAAATGACGCCGGATGTCTCCAAGCGCGAATATAACGCGGATAATCTGACGGAAAAGGACGAAGTCAAAAAAGGCTACAACGGAACCGTCAAATTCTACGGAATCGACAAAACCGCCATCGATTTGATTTCGGTGAACAAAAAAGACTCTAAGGGCGGAATCGTCCTCGGAGCGGACTCCGACGGGGCGCCTAAATGCGTTCTTTTCTTTCAGGGGAAGAGCGAGAAGGGAGCCGCTTACAATCTTTGGCTCTACAACGTCGAATTCGAAGACCTCCCAATTTCGAGCGGTCAGCCTTCTGACTCGGTAAAAGAAACGTCTCTTGGCTTCTACGCTTCAGGTGTTCAGTACGATGGAAAGACCATTTTCGGCATGAAGATCTATTCTGATGACTCTCGCTATGTGACGCCTGGTACTGATCCGACCGCCGATAAGTTGCCGATGCCGGAGAAATCCGCATGATCACGTTGTCTTTCGAGGACGGGAGAAAGGTTTCCAACGCAGCCGTTGCGCTCGGGAAATACTTTCCCCTTGTCTCTGGGGGTCAGGACTATGTCGAGGAGATTAGGAAGCATCCGAAATCAATCTCCCTTGATCTTAAGCTTTACGTGGCATATCGGATGGCCGCCGACCCAAATCTTCGCGGGAAGGATCCTGACGAAATCATGAACGAGGTCAACATTTCCAACGTTGACCAAATGCTTGAGTTCAAACAGGTCATGTCTCAATTGGGCAATGAGGGTAACGGATCAAAAAAATAAGGCTGAAGGGAAAGGCGGGCACCCCTTCTCCGAGCGGATTGGCCCGTCTTGAACTCATTTACGGATTCGTCGCATCGGGTCTTCCCCTTGATGCTTGGGAGTTCATGTCCGTTGCCGACATCAATTCATTCCTTGACATGAAGTTGGTTAAGGAAGGGCTCGCTGATTACGTTGAGTCGGAAGATCCTTCGCAGTTGGCGAATGACAGGGGGGAAATCCTATGAGTGAATCCTGGGCCGACGATTTCTACAAGATGAATTCCGCTCTCAAATCTTGCGCCGTCGATTCGGTTAAAACCGTTTTGGACAGGAAATCGAATCAGGTAAAGGACTATCTCGCGATGTCTACCCCGAGAAAGACTGGCGGTTTGGTTGGGTCTTTAAAAAGGAATCCTATTGAACCGTCAGGCGGAAAGGTCGGATTTAAGATCGTTTACGACGGTTATAACCAAAAAGGAGTGGCGTTTCAGTTGATAGCGAACGCGCTCAACGTCGGTTACTTCGCGAACACGTTCACATATATACCAGGCACTCACTTTCAGGACAAAGCCATTTCTCTTCTGAAAGGGACTGACGAAGAGATCGATAAGGAATTTGAGAGGATGGTTTCAGAAAGGACTAAATAATGGCAATAGAGATCGCTAGAAACTTAAAAGAGATTAACGACGAGCTTAAAACGACCGACGCGCAAATGAAAGCGGCGGCTCGCGATGCGTCGTCTCTTCAGCGATCAATGAAACTTGATCCATCTTCAACGCGGCTCACTGCCGCCCATTATGAGACTTTGAAGAACCAGGTTGACCTTTGCTCAAAGAAAGTCCAGCTTCTAAAAGAAAAACAATCTGAAATGGTTGCCGCGAATGGGCCAGATGCAAAACTGACTCCGCAGTATCAGCGCCTTGAAACTCAAATCGCCCAGACCGAAGCGCAGCAAAAATCTTTGAATTCCCAAATGGAGAAGACAACGAAGGTTGATTTCTCCTATGTTAAAAGCGGTTTGGCTTCAATCGGAAAGACGGTTGCAGGAATTGTCGGATCTATAGTCGCAATCGGCGTGGCGTATGCCAACACCGCTTCGGAGATTGCTGACAACGTCAAAAAATTTGGCGGAACAGCCGAAGAATGGCAGTATCAATCAAACGCTTGGGAAAGGCTAACCGGAGACGCCGGTGCTTATTCGGAGGTTCTTTCTTCCGTAATAAGCACGCAAGCCAACGTTCAAAAGGAAAGCTCTAAAACTGGAAACATTCTCGCGCAGCTCGGTCTTACTTTCGATGACCTAAAAGGAAAAAGCTCTACCGAAGCCCTTCAGATCTACATGAGCGCTTTATCGAAGATTGGCGATGCAGCGACAAGACAATCAATTGCCGTTGCCCTTTTTGGTGAGACCGCTGGTATCTATATCGCGAATATGTGTTCGGTCGGAGCCGACAAATTATCAGATTGGAACGACGAGTTGACGAAAGCTGGAATCCTTTCTAACGAACAGGTGGAAGCCGGCGATGCGTTGGCCGATAAATTCTCCTACGTAAAAAAGGCCGTGATGTCTCTCGTGGCGACTTACGGAGAATCGCTTATTCCAACAATAGAAAGCTTCTTGAGAGTTGGCGAAGGAATCATGCCATTGGCAAAATCTATCGCCGATGCGATGAACGCCATCGGCCCGGCTGGTGTCGTTGCTTTGGGTATTTTCGCCAGTATGTGCTCGGCGATACCTTCCCTCGTGATGATGCTGGCGGCGTTAAACGTCGCCGCAGACAACATCCCTGTTGCCATTGCAGCTTATGCGGCTTTGGCGGCGGCTACCGGAATGGCGATTGGCGGAATCGTTGGCGCTAATTCATCCGGTTACTCTTCTTCGTCTTCATCTACGGAAATCACTTCTACCGGAGCAGGTCTAAGCAACGAGACATCGTCGATTGCGAATAAGACATCATCTTCTGATTCGGGCGCTTCTTCCACGTCTTCTAAAAGCACGCAGACAACAACGATCACGGATTCGTCCGTCAATAACTATTACATCTCAAAGGATGTTGATGCCGATGAAGTCATTGAAAAAATTACGGATAGGAAGCGTTCGTTGATTGGAGGCAAGGTATGAACATCACGCAAATTCAAAGTTCCGACAGTCTTGTCTCAAGCATCAAAATCGATGTTGTCAGCACTGACAACAGTTCACAGATCAAAGTAAATGGCGTTCCGACTTCGCCTTCAAGCGATTTTATCCTAATGCCATCGGGTCTCGGTTTTAAGCAATCATTGGATGTTGTTACTGGCGACACGATTGACTATGTTGTTAAGCAGACCATCGAAAAGCGAGAAATCAAGCTAACCATCATGTGGAAAGGCCAAACGGCCTATGCCAAATTTCAAGAGTTCTCAACTTGGATCGCGCGCTATTTCGATCTTGAAAAATACCACATTCGTTTCTCATATTCTATCAATGGGACTAGACGGTTCGTCGAGGTGGCGGCAACTTTGCTTGATTTGAAAGGCAGGAATGGGTCTTTTGTCAGCGCCGAATTGACTTTGAAGCCGCTTACTCCGTTCTATGAGGAGACGATGGTTTCGTTCATTGTGGCTGATGCCAATAGCGGAAGCATCTATCCCTACGTTTATCCATACGTTTATGGCGGTGGCGCTTATTCAGGAAACAATCAGATAGTGAACAACTATCTAGAAAGCCTTCCTCTAAGAATAGTTTTGAAGGGCCCGATGGACACGCCGTATGTTTCTATCCAAAAGATCAATGAGGACGGAACGGTTGAGAGCGAGCCTTATTCTAGGGTTCAATTCGCAGACGGAGTCTCCATTGCTGCCAACGAGACGATCACGATAGACGCATTCAACAAAAAGATCTACTTAACAAGCACGAACGTAACTACGGGAGCAGTCACTGTAACCGACCTATTCAACTCGGTTTCTAAATCCTATGACGCTTTCCTTTTCGCGCAGCCGGGCTCTTCGAAGGTATCGGCATCTCTTTCTGATTCCAAAGCGGAATGCGAGATCTTCTTTGTGAGGTACGTATTATGACGGGAACAGGCTTCATTTGCCTATATGACCATCAATTCAAAGCGCTGGGAACTTGGACGCAGCACGTTGCAAAAGAATGGTCTTTGACGAGAAAGGCTTTCGAAGCCGATGATTTCTCGGCCACCTGTTCCGATTGGGGTAACTCGAAAAACGCTTGCTTTGTAGGTCTCCACAGCCCGTCTGGGTCGCTTGAGTATATTGCGTTCTGCGGAATACCGGTGACAAAGGGGAAGCTTACTACCGTTACCGGTTGCGATTGCCGCCATATCTTCAATCAGGACATTAGCGTTGCATTAAACAAACAAAACACGAGTGGAACCTATGCCATAAACGATTGCGTTTCGCTATTCACTTACTTGCTTAAGGGCGTTTTCTCCGATTCCGGTATCTCTTTGGGGGTAGATTACGAAATCGATGTAAGCGATACCTCGTTCTGCACCTGGAACGAGAGCGCCATAGCTAGAGAAACGTCCATTGCGAACATTTGGGATCTTATCCAGAAATTCAACGCCGTTTATAACACCGTGATGACCGTCGAATGGTCAGTTAAAACGGGAACCAATGTGTACGCATTGAAGTTCGTCGTTAGGCGCATTTACCAAAGCAGAGCACTTAAACTTTCTGATTACGACATCGTGATGAAGCTCAACCAAAATACGGTGAACAGGGTTGTGGCCACTGATGGATCTTCTTCTATAACTTACTATCTATACAACGACAACACTGTAGGAACTGTTTTCGATGCCTCAAAGTGCCTTTTCCCGCCTAGAATATTCACAATTTCCTCTGATGACTTTTCTACAGCCAAGGCAAAAGCCATCGATAAACTGAACGACAATCGTTTCCAAGACAGGGTGACCATCGATAGAACGACGAAGCTAGGTTCAACGCTATCTGATTTAGATTTCACTTTTTTTGGAGATTTGACAGGATACAACGCTGCCGATCTTTCGACTTCGAAAAGACTTCCGGTTTCGGCTATCAAAACCGATTCCAACGGAATGAATAAAGTAGAATTCGGTCGCTTGAGTGATTATTGGTTTTTGGAGGAATGAAAATGGCTCTGACACTTTTAAGAAAAAACAATTCCGATCCCATCAGCGCCTATCACGATTCGCTTTTATGGCATTCTTTGCTAGGAAGTGGCGTTCTCGATTCTGCCTATGATGGCTTCAAAGGGAAAGCATCGGCTTCGTCTTTCTCAATTTCGTCAGGACTTATCCTCTATGGAGGAAGGCTTGCTGAGATCACCAAAGGGACTTCGATAGTATTGGATACGAGCGAACTAACAAGCGCCGTCTGCTATGTCTATCTTTCGATAACGATTTCATCGGACGATTCCGCCAGCACAGTTTCAATCTATGCCTCAAGCAACAGCTCTTTGGCATCGTCGAAGACCCCGGTTGATGGGGTTGGAACATTCGTCATGATGCTTTTCTCTTTCAACAAATCAACGGGATCGGTAACTGAACAGTTCAAGCGAATTCTTCCGGGGATAGCTCTCAATGCCGTTAACCTACTCGGAGACGGATATATCAACGGCGTAAAATTTTCCGATATCTTCCTTTCCGATATGAGTGGCGTTAAGTACGCGCTTGAGAGCGACGTAGCCGCAGAAGCCGATGGTTTTGTTGGTGGATCTAAGAACATCGTCCAGAGCAATCTCTATATGCCAAACAGGGGAGTTTATCTTCTTCAAGATGCAATCTTGGCAAACATCGAGGGAGTGACGCTTAAGGCGGGCGAAACAGCCAATGTCGCGTTCGTTAATTCAGCAAGCCTCCAGCAAGGTGAAGACATCGTTGAGATTGACTACACACTTAATGGAGGAACAACCGTCAGGAAAAGCGGTCAATTTGCCGATGATCTTTCGTCAAACCACGTTGCTACGTCTTTCATGATCACTGGAGGAGTCCATATTTTGATTCTTGCTAGTCAGAAGAAACTCCAGCTTATCAACAAAACAAAGAGCGATGTTTCTATCGCAAGCCTTAGGGTTGATGCGCTTTGCTTCGGAGGTGCTGCATGAGTTTGAGGTTGGTGAACAAGAAAGGAAACGCCAGGCAGTCTTTCATGGACTCCGCCATCTTTCACTCTGGGAAAGGGTGTGATAAAGACGGAAGGCCGTATGGGATCGTCAGATCGCAGTACCAAGATCCTTTCTCCATGAGATTCGATAAAACGTCTCTAACCGCTTATTTGAATCCGGGAATCTTCGAGATTTACGGTAGGGACATAGTTTTGGATGCCGAGCAACTGGTATACGATTTTCACTCTACATCCGAATCGTCGGTCATGTTCTGCACCGTTTATATCTCGATCAACTTGGAGGACAGCACCAGGCAGTCCGTTAGTGTTGGCATAGACATCAGTGGTGGCAACTTCAAAAATTTCGCTACGTCAGGCATCCAAGACAACTTAATTCATCTTACCCATGGAGTATTTCAAGCTCCAGTTTGCCGTTTCAAATACACGCCGTCTTCAAACGAGCCGTTCAGCGATTATTCCGTGGTGGCTTCGGTTCTCGACGACGAATCACGTTTCGCGGTGCGGAATCTTCGCAAGGGAGACACCATCAATGGAACCTTGGTCGAAAGTCTTTTCCAAGTGAATAAAGCGGCCAAGGCATCAAACTCCGAATCTCTCGCAATATACAAAGCGAGCGGAAGCGGAGGCAAGAACGTCAAGGGATATAGCCACGCGGTTGTTGCAAATTCATTCGGGACTAATGCAATTGATTCATCTCTAACAGGTTTGTACACGGTCAAGAGAGTGAAGCTTTGCGACATCGACGGGAACTTCATGGGTTCCGATTGTAATATCGTCAAAGACATCAGAGTAGATTGGAACCACCTTGACCGTGTGATCATGTTCTTCTCTCACGCGAAACTTAAAGGCCACGGCGAATATTACGAGCGCGGAATAGCCACGTTGGGAATTCAGAATTGGGCGAAAGGCGATTGCTCTGTCGATTTTGATCTAGCCGATTACGAAATCAATTCGTCGAAGCTCGTTAGCGATGGATTGTCGGTTTACTTGAGGGGCACATTCGAGGCTATCGGTAATCCAGTCATGTCAAGCCTTGGCTTCAAACCATACGCAAATAGCGCAAACGATGGCTTCTTATCGATTTACATCAGACTGGCTTCTTATCAAGTTTCACAGCACGATTTCGGAGCCATATCAATTGCGAAACTTAACGAACGTTTCGCTAGATTCACCGCCAAAGGTAACGGAAATTCTGAAGTTTATTGCCAATGGTATCAGTTCCTCGATTGGCGGTGGTTTCAGTACATGGCTCTCTCGAACATCGAGGCATCCGGAGAGGTTTACGCAGACTTCATTTATAAAGGAGGGGTTGACCTATCATGAGACTTGTAGAAAAGAAGAATTTGGCTCCAGGAGTAACGCCAGACATTGGAGCAGCGAGAAACAAAATCGGAGCCCGTGGCCAAAACGGTGCGATCTTTGGTTTTGGATTGAGCAATCTCAACGGCGTTGTGAAGGTGGCGAAGGGATTGTTGTCAGTTCAAGGCTTCACATTCGAGGTTTTGGAAACCGAGGATCTTTTCGATATTTCGTCTTTCGCGGTTGCCTCTACCGAAACCTACATCATTTACCTAGCGGTTACTTTTGACGCGGCGACGAGGGACGTTTCCTCCGCCGTCGAATGCTATAAGGCTTCGGTCTTGAAGTCAAATGTTGCAATCGAGCAAGGCATTTCCGGAACATTCTATTATCCTTTGGCTAAATTCGTAAAAAGCGGATCGGCCATTGCTTCATTCCAGTCCCTTGTCAAAGACATCAGCAACTCGGGAACCGGCAACAGCGTTGTCGTTCCGCAGCCTACTTTGGCCATAGTCAATATCCAGGCAACCCATAGTGGCGTTAAGAGCGTCCTTAACGGCTGGGTGATGATCGGAAACGTTTTGGAATATGCTTCCTTGGCATCTTCCTATGACGTCCAGTTCGTTTTCTTCAGAAAGCTTCAAAAATCCCATACCAGATCAGCCAAAAAATTGTGGACTACAAGGACTATGTGGTGCGAAAGCGAAATGTCCGGATCTTCCGGAATCGGGAACTTTTCAAAACTCACAGTTGGATATAACAATTTGGTGTCGATCTCAATAAGCGGCTCAACGTATCCTACGAAGAAATCCATTTGCCCTGTTTCCGACATTATTCAAGCCGCATTCTATGTCAAGGCATCGGACGGAACTAAAACCGCAGTTACCCAAGGATGCAATCCGGCTCAGATTAGATCAACGAGAAGCCACAATGCCGGTAAAACGAGGGGGTTTAGGCACAATTTCGTGGAGTTCGCCTACAAAGCACGCGTTTATTCGAACGGAGTTCTGATTGGCGAAAGTGCAATGTCGAATCCTGTGGTGATCGTGCCTAACGTTAAAGCGAAGCAAGGAGGTGTTTTGGGAACATATTTCACAATAAAGTGCCTTTGATTTACTAGGAGGACTCTCTTGCGCCCCCATTCGCGTCCCGCAATTGGCGTTTGATGGAAATCTCGCCTCGCTTGACGCGACTATTGAGCCAGCTGTCGCGGCGCTATTGATGCGAAACGGGGCACGAGAGAGCCCTTAACGAAAGATCTATTTCTTGACGATGCGCTCTATCCATTACCTTAAGGAGGTTAAAAATGGAAAAGATATTAGAACTATTGCTCCATGAATCGGGAGAGCTCCTGCCGGTTAATGATGGAGCCAGCCTAGGCTTGCAGTTGGAAAACGGGGCCACAAAGATTCAGGTCGATTTGCCGAAATCATCGTATGGAAACAGCCATTACCTTGAGTTCGTCAAACCCGACGGAACCGCTTTGTCAACCTCGGCATTGGAGGAGAAGACTTCGGATTCCGGAGTTCACTATATCGAACTTTCGGTTTCTTCTTATCTCAACGATCAGACCGGTCGGGTTTTGATGCAATACGTCGGTAGAGGAGGCTCTGATTTAACCGTAATTAAAAAATCATCGGTGGTTCCTCTCGACGTCGATTCGAGCATCAATGCTTCGAATGTCATTTCTTTAAGCGATCCAGATTTCATTTCGTGGGCTACGCATCAAATCGCTTTGCTCACCGAGAAAGTCGGTGGGTTGGACGAAGACACAACGAACGACCCGGCAACCAAAGAGGAATTGTCTGCCGAAACCGAAAGAGCTAAGTCGGCAGAAACCTTGATCTCTAAAAGCGTGTCAGACGAAAAGACCCGCGCCGAAGCATCCGAAAAAAATAATTCTGATGCTATCTCAAACGAATCGACACGAGCGAAAGCCGCCGAAACGCAATTAGGATCCCGCATCCTTACTCTTGAGCAGTTGGTGAACGGGAATACTTTCTTCATGGGAGCCAAGTTCTACGGTTCGGAAACCGTTGGAGAGCGCCTTGGGGCTGCGGTTGGGCTTCGCGCCGGTGTTAACGGAGCGGTAAACGATTTCGACTCCATGCCGATTTACAACAACATAAAGAAAACCACCGAAACATCCGGAAACGTCATGGTGAAGGTTGGTACTCCGTTCTTTTGCAAGCGTTTCAGCAACGGAAATCCCGGCGACGCTGATTTCTGGTATGCCGATTGCATTTCACCATACAAGATCGACGATTCTTGGGGACTTCATTATGCGTTCATTAACGCCGATGGAACCAACAGGGGATATTTCACCATCAGCTCCTATTTCGCGTCCAGGGAAGCGAACAAACTCGTTTCTAAGACCGGAACGATTCCTTTGACTAACATGACTCCTAAAGACGCTCGCGTTCTCGCCTCGGCAGGAAATGTTCATCTTGCCGAAAACCGAAAATTGGACGCAATGGCTCTCCTTTTCGAAATCGAATTCGCGACGACCGATGGCCAAAGCGTTTTCAAGGGAATTACTTCCTATATCGGGATTTGTCCTTCCGATAATGCCGACATTCAGTTAGCCGACGATGGCACAACTATTGTCTGGCCCGTCGCTGAATTCTTCGATGGGCATGAAGAAGAGTGGGCGAAGGCCTTTAAAGTCGGAACCGTGGTCAATGTATGGAACGATAACGGAGGAGGCGTGATCGGCGAGAACGTTCGGACTGTCACGGCCATCTCCTTCGTTGATGGAACTGGTTCAGACGGAGCGCAGCAACGCCAGGTTCATATCACGGTATCGGGTTCAGAATTCCCGCTTAAAACGCAGGACGATCTTTACGCCGATCTTCAGAACTTCAACGTTCAAAGCGGCCAATGCGATGCCTTGACCGGATCAAGCGGAGAACTAACTTCTGTATATGATGGAGTGCGAGGATTCTCTTACCGTGGAATCGAAAACCTTTGGGGTCTTTGGTGGTGCTTCGGAGAAGGAACGTGCATCGTTTGCCACCACGGGCCCGAGGCATCCAAATGGGTCAGAAGATTCGAGTGCTTTGATCCGGCAGCCTATACCGAGCTTAACGAAGTATTCAACGGCAACTCCGTAAGAGTCGCTACCAGGTGCCCATCGTTCGTCAATGTGGGAGATTATCCGAAAAACGGATATTCCGGTTTTATCAAAAAGTTTAAGGATTCACCTTCAGAAGGGTATTTCGGTGTTGATATTCCGGAAGGAACTTCAACAAACGGCAGCAGCGCTACATATCGATGCGATGTATGTTATGCAAACGCAGCAGTCACTCAAACTACCGAGCAGGAAATCCTTTATCTAATTTATCGCGGTGGCCATTGCGTCAATGGCGTGA